AGAATGCGTGATGCCTATAGAAGAAGACCTCAAGATTTTAAAAGACGAATCTTACAAAAAAATATAGAGAGAGAACTACTATTAGATGAAGAATATCGTTGGCTTTCTTTAATTCGTAAAGATGAGTTGGGTAAAAAATATTATAATTTAAGTAATCGACATTTTGGTCATTGGATGACAAAAGAAGATAAGTCTGGAAAAAATCATCCAATGTACGGCAAAAAACATTCAGAAGAAACAAAACAAAAAATGCGTGGAAAAATTAGAACTGATGAACAGAAAGAGAATCTTAGACTAAAAGCTTTGGAACAGTTTTCAAATCCTGAAAATAGAAAGAAAGCCGGTGAAGCTAATATAGGTAGAATTTCATATATGACAGGTAAAACTCATACTGATGAAGCAAGGAAAAAAATGAGTGAAAGTTTAAAAGGAAATATACCATGGAATAAAGGTAAAACTGATTTACCAAAACACTCAGAAGAAACAAAACAAAAAATGAGAGGTCCTAGAGGTCCACAAAAGAATCCTTGTAAAAAGAAGAAAGGAATTATATTATGATCATAGGTTTGGCAGGGTTTGCAGGATCAGGTAAGGGTACAGTTGGTGAAGTCCTTACCGATAAGTTTTCTTTTAAGCAATTTGCCTTTGCTGATGTGTTGAAAGACACAGTATCCACTATGTTTGGATGGCCAAGACCTTTGCTTGAAGGTGATACGAATGAATCCAGAGAGTTTCGAGAAAAGGTCGATTCTTTCTGGAGTGCTCGTTTAGGTGAAGAAATTACTCCTCGTATCATTCTTCAAAGGATGGGCACCGAAATTGTTCGATCTAACATCAATGATAACTTCTGGGTACATGCTCTAGCCAAGCGCATTGAAGGCATCAAAGATGTTGTTATTACAGATGTTAGGTTTCCTAATGAAGTCCAATATATTCGAGAATCAGGAGGGTTTATTGTTCGTGTTATGCGAGGTAATGATCCTGTCTGGTTCAAGACGGCATACGACCATAATATGAATAGTAAGTATGAGATGTATCAAAAGTATCCTAATGTCCATGTTTCAGAATGGGCATGGATTGGTACAAGTTTTGACTATGTTATTAATAATGACGGTTCAAAGGTCCAATTAGAAGCAATATCAAAACATATGCTTGACATTTTTCGTGGACCTGTTATGATACAAAAATCTGCATAACTTAAAAACGAAAGGATCATTTGTAATGAAGCTATCAGAACAAACTCTGACGGTATTGAAGAACTTTGCTTCCATTAATTCTGGTGTTGTTATTCAAACTGGCAATACACAACGAACTATGTCACCAGAAAAGAGTGTATTGGTAGAAGCCACACTTGAAGACTCTTTCCCTTGTCAATTCGGCATCTATGATCTTAATCAGTTCCTGGGTAATACTCTTACGCTTAATAGCCCAGATATGAATTTCACCGATAAGTTGGTGATGATGAAAGATGACACGATGACTGTCAAGTATAGTGCATGTAGCCCTGAATTGATTATTTCTCCACCTAACAAGGATCTGGTTCTTTCTGATCCAGAAGTTTCGTTTGACTTGTCACAATCTATTGTTAGTCGATTGCTCAAGTTAGCCTCTATGAATAATTTGCCAAATCTTTCGTTTATTGTTAAGAATGGCGAATTGAGTCTGATTGTGCATGATAAGAAGAATGATATGTCAGACTATGCCTCTATTGGTATCAGTAAGCATGATGGTGGCGATATGGTAGCCACATTTAAGACCGAGAACATCAAGATGATTCCTGATGATTATCATGTTCAAGTAAAGTTGGGTAAGTTTGCTACATTTACCTCTAAGACAAAGAAGCTTAAGTATTTTATCGTCGTGGAGGCACAATAATGTCAGCAGCACCTATTGGTCATAACAAGCCATTTGTTTCAGTGAATTCTTTGTCCCCATCGGACAAGGAACAACTCAAGGGTGTTATCAAGGAACTAGATGACTCCATGACCCGCATTGCAGCAGAAAGAGAACTTCAAAAGGAAGCAATTACAAATATTGCTGAAAAGTTAGGTCTTGATAAGAAGTTGATCAAGAGGATGGCTAAGACTCATCATAAGGCTAACTTCAATGCAGAAATGGAAGAACATAATACTTTTGAAGAATTTTATCGTATGGTAATCAACGGAGGCAATCCGAATGTCTAAAGAATTTCTCTGGGTCGAGAAGTATCGTCCAAAGAAAATCGTTGACTGTGTTCTACCAGATCGTATCAAGAAAGTTTTTCGAGAGTATGTAAACAACAAAGCAATTCCTAATCTTATGTTAACAGGTACGGCAGGCGTGGGTAAAACCACGGCTGCCATTGCTATGTGTGAAGAGATAGGGCTAGATTACATATTCATCAATTCATCTGAAGAGCGTGGTATTGATACACTTAGGACTAAGATCAAAGGATATGCATCTACTGTTTCCTTTTCTGGTGATAAGAAGGTTATCATCTTAGATGAGGCTGATTATATCACACCAGAAGCACAAGCTGCCTTGCGTGGAGCTATTGAGGAGTTTTCATCTAATTGCACATTTATTTTTACCTGTAACTTCAAGTCTAAGTTGATTGAAGCTATCCATTCAAGGTGTTCGGTCATTGACTTTACATTGAAGCCCGATGAAAAGCCAAGAATGGCAGCACAATTCTTTACTAAGCTATTGACCATTCTTAATGCTGAAAAGGTACAATATGACAAGCAAGTAATCATTAAGATTGTCGAGAAGTATTTTCCTGATTATCGCCGCACACTAAATGAGTTGCAAAGATATTCGGCATCTGGTACCATAGATGCTGGTGTCATTGCTCAGGTAACGGACATCAGGAACATTAACGACTTGGTAAAGTATCTCAAGGAAAAGAATTTCTCTGAGATGCGTAGGTGGGTTGTATCAAATGCTGATGATCCTGCTAGAGTGTATCGAAAGATATATGATGGTCTTTATGAGTATATGAAACCTGAAAGCATACCACAAGCTGTTGTTATCTTAGCCAAGTATCAGTATCAGTCGGCATTTGTTCCTGACCAAGAGATTAATCTTGTGGCTTGCCTAACTGAAATCATGGTAGACTGTGAGATGAAATAATCTTATTCCATAAAAGGGAGTTATAAATGACAAATACAGTGATACAAAAAATTAATTTTAGTGATGTTGTTAGAAAAGAAACAATGTCAATTGATGATTTCTTAGAACTTCCAGCAGTACCACATCAGAGATATACAGAAGGTCGTGCAAAAACAAATAAAGTTAAAAAGATGTTAGGCGGTCATGTTAGACCTGAACACTTGGAAGTGGCAATTGTTGAATTGACACAAGATTGTGATTATTATGGAAAAATTTATAAGAAAGGATGGAAAGGTATTGTAAATGGAAATACAAGGCAACTATATTGGAAAGAAAAATTGAGTAAATCTATTCCAGAAGTTGTTTATGCTACTGTTTATTTGTGTTCAGATATGGAACAAGTAAGAGATTGTTATAATACATTCGATTCTATGGATGCTACAGAAATTAAAAAAGAAAAACTATATGGCATTTTGGCAGGAATGTATCAATATGAACCTGTATCACCTAAAATCATTAAAGGAGAATTTCTTTCTGCGTTGAACTTATCGTGTTATTATTTGTATCCAGATATTTTCAATTCAACCAATTCAAGAGTAGAATTTCTACCATCACAAGTTGGGCATTATTTAGAAGAAATAAAAGTATTTGATTCTATTTGCAAGTCTCCTAAATCATGGGACCAATCATTATTGTGTGTAGCATTAATGTCTCTAAAAAGATATGGTCATAATAATTCTAAATTATTAGATTGTCTTGATCGTATTGATAGAAGAGCTATGAATACAAATGAAAAGGATAGAGATGGTGCTACACATATTAGTTATGAATGGAAAACAAATGAAAGATTTCCTAATAAAGGCACAACTTGGGATAGAAAAGGTGGTATGAAAGAGGTTGTTTCTTTTGCATTATATTGGGTTGAAAAATTCATGAATGATCAAAAACTTTCACAATTAGGATATAATTGGAATACAACTGGGCAAACTTTTTTTGATGAATATAAAAAAACTATACTCCATGCTGCGAATAAAAACTCAAATAAAACCAAGAATAATATTGT